CCGGTTTAGAAAAATATCTATCAAATATATTTTCGAAAACTGCCTTGTTAAAATTAGTGTGATATACGCTAGGCAGTAAATCTAAAAGGCTGTTGGTCTTCTTGTTCTTATCCATACCACCGTTCTTCTGTTGATACGAGTTCCTCGTATTTATGGAAGGTGATCCCTTTTTTTGAACAAAGAAAACCACTAACAGAATGTGTTAGTGGTTTTCAAATATTACTCTGAATCAACAAGAACGATATCAGATGCCGTTACATCTGGAAGGAATAGCTCATCGGCATTACTTTGAACAACAAAGTAACAATCGCTACCATCCAACGGTTCAAATCGTGTTGATAGAATGTCGGATCCCATTTTACGTTGTAACCAACCATCGAGGTTTGAATAATAAAATGTTTGACCAAAATCCCAACGATTTATATCAAAATATTCATCTATATATTTAATAATTCTTGTTTTGATTTCATTGTCTGTTAAATTTGTATTTTTGGATTTAACGACAACGATTGTCCCCTGGAGTTCTGGAACAGCTTTCTTGCCAAACAAGATTTTAAATTTGCCGGAACGAGGAATCACCGTATCGGAAATCATTTTCGAATCGAGGAGAGTTTGGTAAGAATTTGTTAATTCAAATTGAGAAGGTGGAGTTGGTTTATTATCAACTACACCTTTTACCCAATCAACGATCGCATTATAATAGCTTTTCGTTATTAATATTAAATCAACAATATTTGTTGTCGAAGGATCAACAACTTCAAATCTATCCACCTTATGAGTCCATGAGAAGTTATAAAGTGGGGTACCTGGTAATCTTGTAATACTTCTACTAACATTTACATAATCAACAATATTACGTTCTGTATTTTCTATTAGTTTGTAATGACCTTTCTTATCTTTTTCGAAGTAACTATATGTTTTTACACGAATTTTTATGTCATCTGTTGATGTTACATCATCGATTATAATCTTGTTAGTTACACGATTTAAAGGAACAACCACTCCATATTGTTCTGTTGCTGTTGGAACAAGAGAAGTGAGTGTTGAACTGACTCCAGATGTATCAATTTCAATAACTGTTTCCACATTAGAATTAACTTCTACCGTGTAAACCTTATCAATTATTACGTTTCCTGCATTTGCTCCATCTGCAACATTTCTGACTTCAGCTGTTGTACCTTCAGAAAAATATTTTTTAACATCACCAACAATATTGATTGAATTTGTTGAAATACTTGAAATATAAAAACCATCTGTATGCCAAATTGGCTGATTTTGTGTTACATTATCATGAACAACGTACTCAACATCTGAAGGAAGAAAGTAAAAAGGTAGTTCGACAACTGTTCTTTGACTCGGTGATGGTATACTGAAAGAAGAATCTTTCAATCCATCAAGAGTTACATTATCAGGAAAACCATCACTTGTCACATCCTCGGGAACAACGATCATTCGTTTCGGATTGTGAAGACCAACCAATTCACCTTCTTCGTATCTACTGTTTGTTAAATGTTTGAAAACAAAAGGTTTTTCAAACAGTTTATTAGGAACAGTAGAGACATTTGCTTTCAGGACTGTAACATTGTCAGAAACTCTTTCAAGAGTGTTAAAATCAATTGTATCAATGTCGTCATTAATAACAAGGAAGTTTGTATTGATTGATTCTGCGCAGATAACACTACCATAGTGTGTAACAGTAATTTTGTTTGTGGTAACGCTTCTATCAATTAAAAGGAAACTTTCTTGCTCTAAATCAAATTCCGTGGTAATTACCGAAGATACATATTGATAATCAGTACCATTATAAACGTAATCAATTTTGACTAGGTAAGATCCTGTCAAACTATTTAACAAAGACAACAATTGTTGTTTTTCAGCTGTAGTGAATGTAGTTCTGAATAATGCATTAGGAAATTCGTTTTTGATTCTTACATAATGATGATATGTAGCTAACAAAGGTTCAATATAGTTATCAATCAGTTGTTCATTTGTTACAAACGTATCTGTTATTTCTACTGTTGTATTCTTTCTATCAATGAATAGAGATAAGTCATCCCCATAAATTTGCACATCACCGTAAACGCCACTATTATCTCGGAACCGTTTATTCGTATCCCCTACAAACGTTCTATTAACTGCTGTCAATTTCAACACAGAAGAATCTTGCATCAAGTAAGAAGAATAATCTTTTCCTGATACCATTCTATTCTGTGTTGAATAAACAGAAGGAGCAACTCTTCGAATGTGATCTATCGATTCCGAAGAAGAAGAATTTTGCAATGCAGAAACAAGAGAAACTTCGAAAGTTACTGTCTGTTTCTTCCCTTGCGAATCAACATAATCAATGGAAATAGTTTTACCTAAAATTGCGTTTTTAGGGATAACATCATCTGTTCCTTCAGACGTTCTATACCAAATATCAAACGTTCCAGAAGGAATATCGGAAAATTTACCATCACCGAATATAATTTTTATTTTATCATCTTCTAATGTTTCGATTTCGTATTTCTTTCTTGTTGGTAATGTATTGAAAATGATATTTTGTGCAAGGGATGTTTCTACAGGTTCCCAAAGACCTGATTTAAAGAAAGAATTGGAGCCATCGTCTTCTATTAATCCAGTTACTGGATCAACATTGTTAACCCAAACATCAAATTCGTTAATATTTGGTTCTTCGATTACAACAACTTGGTTTGGAATTACACCATCAAAAGTTTTTGTTAGTTTGTGTAATGTTCCATTTTTAATATACATGAAAAATCCAGTCATCAAAGACTGATCACCACGACCATCTGATGCATAAAGAACGTTCAATTGTCTTTCAAGACTTGGTCGTACCTCTTGAATATTGCTTCCATTAAATTCACAAGGAACAATTTCGAATGTTGTTGATTTGTTGTTGTAAGAAACCTGTATAGGAATTACTGAATATTGTGGCGTTGTTACATTAAGATCGTAACGTTCAAAAACAATATTGTTAATCGTTGTCCGATCTTGTTCTGTTGTTGTACCAAAAGGTTGATTAAGAATTCTCTCAATAATAGTAATGAAACGTTCTTTCCAACGTGGATCTGTTGAACTGTTCCATTGGATTTTTGTTCCACTTAGATTTGTTCCATCGGTGTCAAAAATATCTTCTGTTGTAGTAATTGAATCGATTTTAACAAGGCCACGTGCAGGAATGTTGCGAGTCGGTTTATAAGAGAGCATTTTTGCCAAACGAAGAACCGAATCTTTACGTTTGGCAAATTCGAGAATATTTTCGTGAGCATTAACATCAAAACGATACGCCATCAATTCAGTGACGTATGCAAATATTTCAATTAAAGCAACAAACTCACTGCTTTCAATAAAGTCGTTAAACGATTCGGGAAAATATGTTTTTAAATATTCAACAATATTTTGTTTAACCGAATAATAGTCAAATGCTGTAAAGCTAATATGGGTCAATGCTTCATAAATTTTTTCATAACCTTCAGCTTCGGAAATGATTCTCGCCATTTTTAAACTCCAGTACCCGAATCAAGGTTCAAATTGAATGATAATTCTTTAACCGCATTAAGTTCAATGTATCTTAAAGTCATTGAAACGGTCAATGTATTTTGATCAGGTAATTGCTCTACATTAATATCTAACAATTCGACACGTGGATCATATTCGACAACACGAATAAGATCGTCTCTTACATCAGCAACCAATTCTGACGTTAATGGTTCAAATGTAATTTGAGGGATTATTGTACCAAATCCTGGCATCATTACACGTTCATCTGTTGAAGTGAAAATATGATTCAACAGATCAATCTCAACAAGATCTATGTCATCAACACGGATATTCTTTGTTTCATCAAATTTGTATGTTGATATCCCTTTGTATAGAGCCATTCTTTCCCCCTACGCCCGTTAATCCGTATTTAGCTGATGGGGGAATTACCTTTTCCACAACGGATTACGTTTTCTAATTCCATTTTCTTTCATGTCCCTTCCAACAGAAGGATCATCGTAATCCTTTGAAGGGGCATGTGTGTAATCATTCAATGTAAACATTCTTCCCCATGGTTCATGATCGGGAACAATGTTTGTCCATTTTGCTTGTGCTGGAACCATATTCGGATCAGTTAGATTGATTGGCGATTGAGGAGAACCGTACGAAATCCCTCCATTTAATTGAATTGCTCCATTCAATGAAACGGAACTTCCTCTAGCTGTAAAATTCCCATCAACGCTGGTTGTACCATCTAATGCGATTGTAGATGCCAAGACTTTATAGCTAGAACTTGATAAGAATAAATCATCCGTTTTGGAGTATTGTGATGATGTTTTTGTTACTATAGAAGAAAAAGCGTTAACATTGAAATTGTCACATTCAATATTAACATCACCTTGCGATTTTAAATTTATCGATTGATTAGAGAACAATCTAATCGAACTATCCCCTGTTAAATTGATATGTCCTTTTGCTCTTATAGAAACGGATTCTTCTGAATATACATATACATGACCATCAGCATCCATTTCGATCCAATTTCTTCCTTCCATAGTAGAAAGATAAATTCGTTCATTCGTATCATCAAGAATCAATTGATGGCCTGTTGTTGTTCGTATTCTTACTCGACAATTCTCTTCTCTATCATCTAATGATATGCTGTGGAAACCTGGTGTAACAATAGAAGTTACACATGGTTTACCATTTTTGTTGTAACCAGTAATTCGATCAAACACAACTCCATTTTTCAATGATACTTTAGTATATTGATTATCAGGTTGTTTAGTAGGGATTGATTCAGGATCACTTTTATCCAATTCAACCCTGAAATCTGCTGCTGCCGAATTCGAATAATCAGCTGCTCTTGTTATCCATTCATAACCAGGTTTTTCAAATGCTTGTTTTTGTTTAGAATTTAATGGTTCAATTGGTTGCTCAGAAGATGATAAAGGACCGGACAAATTGCCTTGTTGATCAGCAAGATAACGACCATGAGGCATTGTGTGAGTTTGAGAATTTGGATAAATACAAGCTATCCAAAATAATTGCGATGGATCATTGTTTGCAACTAATAATAAAACTCTCGATCCAATTTCAGGGATCCCCCAAAATCCATAAGCAACAGGACCATTTGTTTGTTCATTGGTTGGTCCTCTAAAACCATCTGTTACAATACCGCCAAATGGTGAGGCGTAATTCGCCCAAGGTAAATCTTCTACTAATGTTTGTTGATCTTGTTGTTGAACAGTTGAACCACCATCGACTAATAACCGAACCTTTAATCGACCCATTTGTTGGGGATCGTTATTATCAATTACTTCTCCAATAGTAATTGTTGGCAATGACATCATAAAAATTACCTCAGCAAATCGACAAACAATCTGTTCGGTTTTGGCAATCGGATGACCTTTCCGGTAACAAATTCTTCATCTGGATTAATAATATTGTTATAATCAAGAATGAACCACATCAATTCAACTGTGCCATATTTTGCGTGACTCAATAACCATGGCCTTTTATTATATTGTTCCGTAATTGTAAAAAGTTCATCCGTTTCGTCATATTGGTAATCTTTCCGTTTCCAAAACCCCAACAAATTACCATTTTGTTCTACAGAACCACCAATTGTGTATCGTGAATATTGTCTGTCAGTTGATTTTGCTGCCATGATTAAAACCCTTCTAGTATCCCTTTGCGATAAGCAATTAGATCAAACTTTTGCAATTCAGATGGTGAATGCGTTTCTTTCAAATTAAGCGATATTGTTAACACTGTTGGAAATGGTTGTTTCGTTTTTGATGTCTCAATGTAGTCAACTTCTGTTGGATAATCAAAATCAAGAGAAGTGATAATAACAGGTATTCTACGAATGTTTGTCAAACCTCTCGATGTGTCTTTAGAAAAAGCTGTAAACAATAGCACTTCAGGAGGAGCACCAAGTAGATCTCCTTGATAACCATCTTCCCCATCTGTATCCGTTGTTCCAAAAAACGGATATAACCAAGACTTCAACTGATTAAGCGTTGCCAAATTTTCTTCAGCTTCTTCCCCATTTCGAGCAAATAATTTTATATTAGATAAACTCCAAGTTCGTGCTTCCGTTTTTTGGTACACTTGGAAGCTACCAGGCATATGTAAAGGTGAATAATTTGTATAATTGCTTTGAATGCTTTCACGAATGTTGGGTGTGTGTTTAAACACAACAACATTTTTGTTAATAGAAGACTCCAATCTTACAGCAAAAGGGTTATTTTGTAAATACTGTAAGTGTTTTTTCGCTCTGGCATTCTGGATAAATTTGCTCGGATCTACCATATTATCTCCACGAGAGTTGAACCTTATATAGTTATTTATTAGTGGTTGCGTCTTTGTTCAAAAGTGACAAATACCCAATGTAAGTAGTTGAATGTTCGAATGAAAAAATGTACCTTGAATATAGATCAGAATTAAAAGGAGACCTAAAATGGCAGAACAAGTAAAGAAAAAAAGAAAAAAGAGAAAAAAAGCGTATGTCAATAATAAAGATTTATTGGAAGAAATTCGTTTAAGTCATGAACAAGGTAGAATGACAGAAAAACTTGGAAAAATGATATTAATGTTAGCAACAAGATTTTCCAAGCAACCTTGTTTTGTTGGGTATACATATATTGATGATATCATCTCTTATGCAGTGTTATCCGTTTGTGCAAATTGGCACAAATTTGATCCAGAAAAAAGCAACAATCCATTCTCTTATTATACAGAATGTATTAAACGAGCTTTTTATCAATATCTAATTAAAGAGAAAAAACAACGGGTTATCCGTGATGAATTGCTAATCATCAATGAAATGAGCCCCTCACATACCTATCTTGCCGAATACGAACAAGAAAGAAAACGTAAACGTTTACAAGAATTAGAAATGGATGAAATGGATGTTGTAGAAATCATGTCAGAGGACAGTATTGATGATATTGAAGTTGCAACATCCGATGACCAATTAGTAGCAATTAATTCTTCTGTCGATGAAAACGATCAAGAACTCGACATTGATGACGACATTGATGACGACATTGTGAAATTAGAGGAAAACGATAATGTATAAAATTCTTCTTTTTACTGATATTCATCACGGAAAAAAGAATAATTCTATTGAACATAATGAAGATTGTTCCAATTTCATTGATTGGGTCATTTCAATTGCCAAAGAACAACAAGTTGATAGTATTGGGTTTCTTGGCGATTGGAATGAGAGCCGATCATCAATTGACTTAGTCACGTTAAAATATTCCTATAAAAACATGGAAAAGTTAAACAAATTGGGGATTCCAATTTACTTTGTTGTCGGAAACCATGACATGGCAAATCGGAACGAACGTGACACAATTTCAACAATTTATGCAAACTCATTTGAAAATTTTGTTGTTATTGATAAACCAACTTCTATAGAAGTTGAAGATCAAAAGTGGTTATTTTGCCCCTATCTTAATGAAAGTGAATATCCTATTTTAAAACAATATACAGATCACTCAGTATGGCTTGGCCATTTTGAATTCAAAGGATTTATTCTAACAGGAGCTAATGTTGTTGCTACTCATGGGGCAGATCCGAATGAATATGTTACCGATTTGATTCTTTCTGGCCATTATCATAAACGCCAAAACAAAAAACACGTTCACTTCATTGGTAACACATTTCCAATGGATTTTGGGGATGCAAACGATTTCGAAAGAGGTTGTTGCATATTAGACAGTGATAAACAATTGACTTTCTATAATTGGGATCAAGGTCCAAAATATGTTGTTTCGAAACTGTCAGAGTTTGCCCAAAATCCATCAAATTATAAAAACGTAATCCAAAACTCTCATTGTAAAATCATTGTTGATGTTGATATCACATATGAAAAATTGGGGAGTGTTGAACAATTGTTATTAACTAAGTACAAACCAAGAACATTGTTAATAGATGATAGTATATTGACTCCTCTTGTTTATGAAGAAGATCAAAGAAACGAAGATATAGACACTTTGACCAAAACAACTGAACAAATTATCAGTGAGATGTTAGAACAGATTAAATTGGAGAATGTTGACAAAGAACTGTTATTGAACTTGTTTAGGAGCACTATCAACAATGAGTAATCATTCGATCACACTTCATCAAATTCGTTTCAAAAATTTCTTCTCTTACGGTAAAACTTGGAACACTGTAAAACTTGACCAACCAGGTTTAACCCTTATTAAAGGAACAAATAAAGACGATATTAACAACATCTCTAATGGAGCGGGTAAAAGTACAATTGTTAATGCTGTACTTTATGCGTTATATGGGGATGTTCTTGTTTCTAGTAAAAAAGCAGACAGTGTTGTTAATGCTAGAAACAAAAAAGGTTGTGTTTGTGAATTAACACTATCTATTCAGAACAACAAATACGTAATAACAAGATATCGAAAAGGAACTGGCGATATCAAAAATGGTGTTACTGTTATTCAAGTCGATCAACAAGGAAATCAAATTAAAGATTTAACGCGAGGTACTGTAAGTGAAACAAATAAGCTGATCGAGAACATTGTAGGGATTCCAAAACAATTGTTTGAAAGATTGATAATTTTTGATGCCGACATTCCCCACTTTTTTAATCTTTCTGCACAACAACAAAGAGATTTTTTGGAAAGTTTGTTTAATCTTGACATTCTTTCTAAAACAGCTAACCGTTTGAAATCAGAAGAAAAAAAGGCACTAGAACAACAAATAGCTCTATTTGAAGAACTTGAACAGAAATACAAACAACAGCTAAAAGATTACAAAACTTCTCTTAAACAATTGAAACAACAGAAGAAACAATGGGACGAACAACAACAAGCTCGAATTGAAAAATTGGAAGAAAGGATTCAACAACTTTCTTCAAGAGATATAGAGCAAGACAAAAAACAACTAGAAAAGAATCAACAAGTCCAATCGTCAATTGATGAATTAAGAGACATCAATGAGCAATTAGAAAAGTTAATGCATGAGACTATCAACAAAAAGATTGAGCGAATAAGCAATAAAATCGATGAAGTTGAATCAAAGTATAAGTTTGCAACAAATCAATTTGATTCAATAAAGAATGAACTTGAGCGAAAAAAGACCAAACTTGAGGCGTTTCTGCAATCTGTATGCCCTGAATGTGGTCAGAAATATCATGATAAAGAACGAATTGAACAACTAAAACAGCAAATCGTTAATTTGCTACAAGAAGCGAATCAAGCAAAAGAAACGAAAAAATTCTTTAAAAGATACATCAGAAGAGTGCGAAAGTTGTATCAGTATTGGGTTGATGTTAACACTGATGCTGTAAAGAAGTATAGACAAAATACTGCAAAAATCAAAGAGTTAACAGAATATCTGAATGAACATGATGTTGGTTCTTTAAAAGAACTAAACATGATTTCCGATATGATAGAGAGGACAAAAGAAGAGATTGAATATATTAAAGAACAGGAGAATCCTTATATCTTCTCTATCGAGAATCTGAAGAAAACAAAACCTGAAGCTCCTGATTATGAACAATATGAACAAATAAAGAAACAATATGATCATGTCGTTTTATTGATCAAATTGTTTACAGATAAGAATTCTCCTATTAGAAAGAAACTGATACAAACAAGATTGATGCTGATCAATACAAAGCTCGATCAATATCTTAAAGGAATGCTATTCCCTTACAAAGTAACTCTAAAACCAGATTTAACATTTGATATTACACATAGGGGAAATCCAATTTCAATGCTATCTCATGGACAAAGAGCAAAAGTTAATTTTGCATTATCGCTAGCATTTCGTGATGTAATGGCAAATTCTTTGTGCAATGTTAATCTATTATTGCTCGATGAAGTCCTCGATAAAGCATTGTGTGCTTCTAGTATTGCAGCAACTATCAAAATGATTTCACAGAAAGCAAGAGAAGAAGGACTTGACATATTATTAATTACACATAAACATGATAACGTCGCTCCATATAGCGATAATTGCATAAATGTAATATATGAGAATGGATTCTCACGAATTGAAAATGGCTAGAATTCAATATAAGGAGTCTCAATATGAGTGGGTCTAAGAGTAAAAATAAAGGTAAAAGATTTGAAACAGAAGTATCGAAACTCTTGAACAAAATGTTTGATACAACAGAATTTGCAAGAACTCCCGGTTCAGGTGCTTGGTCAGGTGGTAAAAATGCATTAAAACGACAAGGTGTTGCGAATTATGCGGTTGAAACGTTGAGAGGTGATTTGATTACACCAGAAGACTTTCCGTTTACTGTTGAATGTAAACATTACAAAGACAGGCCTTCTTTTGATAAGATACTCTCAGGCAATGAAAGTACATTAGATAAATGGCTGAGCGAAGCGGAATATGATGCATCTAATTCGAACAAATATCCGCTATTGATTTTCAAGAAGACGCATGTTGGCATGTTTGCTGTAATCCCTATTAACTCCTTGCCAAAAAATTTTTTAGAACTAAACCTGTCATTCATCAAATACAACGACTATATAATTATACAGGCCAATCATTTGAAAGAGTTGATTGGGTCTGTCAAAAAATAATAATATCGTTCCTCCTCTGTTGGACACACCTCCGATTAGGCCATCTTTTTAGATGGCCTTTTTTTATCGATTATAAACCCCTCCATTGACCCACATGTGGATCGAGCGGAACTGCCTACTATGTAATTGACTGGAACAATTATTGACAACGGAACTGCCTATCTTGAAATCAATCGATCAATTATTGACAACGGAACTGCCTATTATGTAACCAATTGAAACAAATATTGTCAATTGATCTGCCTATTATATGACCAATTGATTTGCCTATTATGTAACCAATTGAAACAAATATTGTCAATTGATCTACCTATTATATGACCAATTGAAACAAATGTTGTCAATCGATTTGCTTATTATGCGACCAATTGAAACAAATATTGCCAATTGGAAAACCCGGGGGAATTAAATGCGTTTCCATTGCGACATGTGACAATGTATTCCATGGAAGGGGAAAATCGATTAGAGCGAAAAATTGACCGGTTTTTGCAAATGGATATGACATGATATTTGATTAATTGCCAACTGAACAAATGAACAAATGAGCCCTAATTGATTAAATCCCGCAAATATTGCACCTATTCATTGACCAAATAATTCCCTTCAAAAGAAAACTTGTTTTTTATTTGGTTTTTTTATTTTTTCATGTGACCAATATGGAAAAATGAATTTTTCCGGAAAAAACAATTTTTGCAAAAACAAATGGGTTTTTTCCAATTAATTCATTCCACAAAAACAAAATTTGGGTAGTAAAAATTGATAATAAATGACTTTACTTGATTCCCTTACTACCCAAATTAATTAGTCCTCGATACCAATTACCCAAATTTTTTCTTCAAAAAACCGGTACCCAAATCAATTATGGGACTAAATACCCGTTTTTTTCCAATTTGGGTTTTGGTTTTTCATTTGTTAAATTTGAAACCAAATGGCATCAAATCGCGCAATTTCTGCCGGATTGACAAGTCATTCGATGCCGGATTTCATCAAAACACGTCAAATTTTCGTTCTAAGCGATTTTTTGATCCGCACTGGTGCATTCTATCTACTTCGAAGGGGAAAATCGATTAGAGAAGAAATTTGACCGGTTTTTGACGCATTTTCGAATTGCGTTTGTGACTGATTGATCGAATGACGAATGAAAACCCATATCTGAACCAGATGCGAAATGCGATTGCAATTTGCGATTGAATCAATGAATTCCCTTTGAAATCAATGAGTTACATGTCAATCGATCAATTGCATGAATAAAAAATCCCTTTGAAATCAATGGGTTACATGTCAATCAATCGAACAAGGAAATATATAAATCAAAAAATCCCTTTGAAATCAATGAGTTATTTGTTTTTCAATTGAATTGCACAAATAAAAATCCCTTTGAAATCAATGGGTTACATGTCAGTCAATCAATTGCACAAATAAAAAATTCTTTTGAAATCAATGGGTTACAT